GACAACGGTGTATCAAAGGCTAGTGACCACGAATTAGTTTATATGACAATTGGTGGTGCAGCACCAGCAGCAGAGGTAGATGCAGCAGCAGCAACAGAACCAGCAGCAGAGGTAGATGCAGAAGCAGATAAAGCAGCAGCAGATAAAGCAGCAGCAGCAACAGAACCAGCAGTAGAAGCAGATCCAGAAGTAGTTCCAGATGCAACACCTGAAGTAGCAGCAGCAGCACCAGCAGAAGCATTAACAGACGAACAAAAAAAATTGGTTGGTGACGTAATCAAAGAAGTAGCCGCACAAACAGCATCACAAACAGCATCACAAACAGAAGGTGGAAAAGCGAAGTCTCGTAAGGGTCGTCGTACAAAGAAAGGAAAGAAGGGAAATAGAAAGACAAAGAAGTCAAGAAAGTCCAAGAGATCAAAGAGATCAAAAAAGTCCAAGAAGTAAATAAATAAATGAAATAAATATATAATAAATTTATATATTTATGAAAAGCGTAGAAGTAGCAAAAAATGTGTCAATAAAATTGTGGAACAATTTAATCATGTATATAGCATTTATATTTTTTTATTTGGATGATACAAAGTTTACAGTCCCATTGGGTAATATCATGGTAAACGATTAATATTCAGGTTCATGTTTCTTGAACAAACAACCTTGTTTAAGAAGATTAGGAATAGAAACGATAGAATTGGGGTCTTGAATATCAATATTCGTTAACCAAATTTTGATAATACAAAAATTCTTTTTAGGCGAAATGGTGATACCATTAACAAATTTACTATTTTCCGGTTTTACACAAAGAGATTCCCCGCATAAACAATAAAAAAGGTTTTTCCAAACTTCCGGAACATGTTTATTACTAACTTTGTAGGAAAAGCAGCCCCCATTTCTATTTTTTGGGTCTTCCCACATGGGTGTAATCCCTTCCCTCATAACAAAAAGCATACAATTACGAACAACATGGTCGTGTAATTTGGTATTTAAAGCAATAACAGCTTCGGCACAATCAATTTCGTTCATTAATACTTTATAACTGGATAAATCCCAGTTTTTGTTATCTGGTAAATGGTAATATATATTCCATTTATCATTTAAAGTATGTAATTGGGTAGAAATACTCACTGCATCCATAGTGATTACGCCCTTATATAATAATTTGAAAAATCTTTAAGCCCTTTTTGTTAGTTTGTTGGTATAATTTGATTATTATTTTTTACAATAGAATAATCCCGTTTGTTAAGTCGCATATATTCATCCGGTTTAATAGTAATCATATTAATATTAGAATCCATGATATTAACAGTGTAGTCATTCGTAAAAGGAACAGCAATGTTATTATAATCAAGGTATCTTTTTAAAAATGTTTTAGAAAAGAGTTCATTATTAATAAAAAGAAAGGGTTTGTCAAGTTCCATATTAATTTTAGCGTAAGGAAATTTTAATTCAATAGATAAAAATGAAACGTTGGAAGGTTGACAAAATTCGTCTTTATGTTTGAGTTGAATCATATTGTTATATTGTATACGTGAAACATAAGTATCAAAATATTTTCCAAATAAAAGGTTGTCATTATAGAGAGGATTAAACTCGGTAGTACTGAGTAAATAAGAAGCAAGATTAAATGATTTTATAAAAGATGCATAAGTAACAGTTTGTGAATCGTTATAATTGATAAAATGGTAATCTTCAATATTTTTCCATTTATGTGATGAGTTGGTGAATTCACAAACGTATAGATGATTATGAGTGATCCATAATTTGTGAAAAGGTAAAATATAGTGTCTATAATATTCAGCATAAAAAAAGTGGTATGAATATTCACAAATATCAATGGTATATGTAATATATGGGTGTGAATAATATACTATTTTGTTATATTTATCAATTTTATTTTTGATAGCACAATAGTTGGTAAACAAAGTGAATCCATAAGAAACAGCATGTTGATTAATGTATGTATTATAAAATTTAGAAAGTAATCCAAAAAAGTATGGATAAAAAGTTTCTGGATAATGACATGCATATACAATACCGCTACAACCAGTAAAATAAAAAATGATAATAATCAAATGTAAAAAATCCATAATAATAAATAATAAAAAATATTTTTATATGGGTTCTCAATTAGATATAATATGTAAAAAATTGATAAAAATATGAATGAATATTATAATAACAAAAATAACAATATGTATAACAATAAGTATCTGCATAACATCCATAAAATATGCATCATAAAGGTGCAGGGTGGTGCAAAAAATTATATAAAAAATGTAAACGGTATAACAATAAATGATTTACAACAAATAGAAAATAAAACCAATGATTTCAAACTAACTGCAAGTTGGTTATATGAATCATATTTGCGCAATACAAAATAAAAGTATAAAAAAGTGGTAAAAATATTGTAAATATCTTACAATATTTTTTTATAGTTGTTTTTATTATTTAAGCGATTAGATGTCTAGAGAGATGGTATTTTTATCAGATTTATTTTTTCTGCGAGAGCGTTTAGGAAGATTACCGTTTTGCATTTCATTTAATGAACTAATAGAAATCATAGAATCATCACCTTGATTGGTAGGACCAGGTGTTTGTTGATGTATATCAACACTGCGTGTTTTTAAGCCGGAAAGAATATTATCAATATCACTGTTCTGTGGTCCTTTCATTTCCGGTCTTTGTGTGGGTGTGTCCATTTTGTGGGATGGTTCATTAACATTTTGGAAATTATTATTAACGTTAACCCCCTGTTCTCTGAACATAGTACCTCTACTAGCATTAATATCAGGTCTATTGCTGGGTGTATCGGTAAAAGTCATGCCGGGACGTTGTGGTGGTGATTGTTCTTGTGTTTTAACAGGTGCTGGTGGTGGTGGTCCTCTGGGTTTATTATTATGGTCTTGCATTAAATTACTAGCGAATTCAAAACTGGGTGACTGTTGACTCATACTACTAACAGTAGCATTTGTAAACATTTTCATAAGTTCCGGACTTTGCTTGATAACATCATTAAAAGCGGGTGCAGCGGATGAAAGAGCTTTATTTGAAAAGTTCAATACAGCGGCACTGAAACCAACACGTAATAATAAGGACAACTCGGGTGCCATTTTTCCACCTTTATACTTATCATGTAATTCACTGAATATTTCTTCATAACTATCAATATCTTCACTGACCTGTTCGCCCCACCCATCAAGATTGAGGTCAAATGGATTAAATGCAGCATTACCATATTCAATAGAATTAATGAAAGTCATGAACCACCATCCCTGTAACTTGATAGCATCTTTTCTGCGTTTATCTTCCATAACAGTTTCATATTCATCTTCAATTTCATCATAAGGGGAATCCATAGAAAAATTAGAGCTGTTGTGAAGTTGTCCTTTGGAATACCATTCTTCCATTTTTTTCAACATCATTCTCTTTTTGCGTCTTTTTTCACGGTCATTTAATTTTGAGCCGGTAGATGTACTAGGAATATCATTCATTTTAGAAAATCCATCCCAAGTATTAGTATTTCCAGCACTATCTCTGGTAGCTTGACCGAGATTGGCTTCATTTATATTATTGTCAGGAGGATTAATTTCAATATCGGGTTCAGTAAATCCCCCCATACCAAATAAATTGGAAGCCATATTAGATAATGTTTTATTTTCTCCACTATTTTGTTCTTTTACAGCGGAAGTAGCAGTACTAGATAAATCATTCATTTCTTGTTCTAATGTATCTAAATCGCCTAAATCAAGTTTAATATTATCACTAGAAGAGCTTCTTTTTTTATCATTCATGAGAAGTTCAATACCAGAACCAAAATTAACAGAAGGTGCAGAACTAGATGAATTATGATTCAAATCTATAGAAACAGGGTCAAGATTATCTAAATTAAGGTCGATAGTTTCCATTATTATGTTATTAATACATGTTTTATTTTTAAATCATCCGCATACAATATAATATTTTTATTTTTTAAATACCAAATACCTTGTAAAAAAGAATCAGCTAAATCGTCTTTTTTCTTGGTATTTAATGAATCTCGCCAGTGATTAAGATATGTATTGTTTTCAATAATTAGTTTAGAGTATTTAATCCCATCATTTTTATGTGCCTTATAATTAGGATTGGTTTTTGTAGTATTTTTATCAGTAGATATAATGGTATTTTGAATAATGTTTGCATCAATATCTTTAAACTGTTTGAGTTTATGAGAGGAAGACACAAATTCAATATGTATATCATCATTTTTCATAATAAAGAATTGTGCTAACATACCTTGAATTGTTTTCATTCGGGTTGCAATAGGTGAAATTTGGTTTTCAATAACAACATGTGTGATAGTATCAATATCTGGTAATAAATTCATCATGTGTTTCATTGTTTTTCCAATATTAATTAGGTCAATTTCATTGGCATTTTTCGTTTTTTTAGATATAATGGGTTGAAAGCAAATTTTGGTATAGAAATTAGAAAGTAGTTCAATTAATCCATTTTTTTTAATATTTTTGGTTTCTTGTGTTAAAAGCAACATGTGAGAATTACATAGAGATGTTAATTCATCAACTTTAAGTTTTTTGATATAAGATAAATTATGTTTTTTTGTTGGTATAATCCATTGTTTATTACTTTTTGCATGTCTATCGCAGAAAAAATCGTCATTTTTTATAAATTTTGCTTTATTTCCACAAGGTTTTGGTTGTATTTTTTTGGTTTTACCTGGAATCATACATGTACATGAATGTTGAATAATATTTTCATCTGGAACCATATTCAATACATTCCAATCATGAATGATAATAGGTTTTTCCGGGTTGTCTGTGTTAGATAAAATACAGTAAGCCATATTTTTAATTCCAATGTCAAAACTAATAAGTTTCATTATGAAATATAAACGTTTTTATTTTATATTTCATACGATATAAAGTATTTATTCCTTTTTTTCTGTTTTTTTGTCAAATCCAAGAGTTCTAATTAACGCATCTTGTGTAATTGCTGGTGAAATAGTACGTGATTGTAAAATTTCTCTAGATAAATAATCAGTTTTTAAATCACTGGTAGTATGTCCAAGCGCCTTTGTATTATCTTCTATAGAAGAATATACTAAAGGTGATGAAAAAGACATGACTTGGTTGGATTGAATATTGGGTGCAGTGGCAAAGCGCGAATTGTAACCAGTATCATTGGAAGATTCTCTAAAATTGTCTTGCATAACTTGAGTCGCGTTTTGTGTGAGATATTTGCGATATGCCCAATTTGATTTAATATTATTTTCTTCAATCAGTTTAGCATTGGTAACAGCATCATGTTGCCATGCCGCAGTAATAGCGCGTCCATCACTCATTAATGGAGGTACTTCCGGATATTTATTGTTAGTATAATATCCACGTGAAGATAATGGTACAGTTTCCTTAACAACTGGATATGCACATCGTATAAATTCTTGTTGGGTAGATTGCATTATAATATACACTTATAATTATATATTATATATATTTTATTTTTTATATGAAATAATCTAAATATCGGAAGATTCAATAAGTTCAATTAATTCAGTTTTTTTTAATTTACTTGGGTCACTCATAAGACCCTTTTCAATGACTAATGATTTTAATACAGGTAATGTCATTTTCTTATATACACTTTTTTTAGTATTACTATGTGAACTAGTAATAGAAGATTCATCTAAATGATTATTTTCATCTATTTTTTCAACAATAATTTGTGGGGCGTCAGATTGTTCAAATTGGGTGACAGGTTCATTATCAGTATCAATAATAGTATCATCTTCATTTGATTCAATTGGGTTATCAATATCACCGTTAAGTTCTAACGAAATTAATTTAATGTTACTACTTGCTGCATCATCACCTACAGCTGCATCATCACCTACAGCTTCATCATCACCTACATATTCATTGTCACTGACAGATTCATTGTCACTGACAGATTCATTGTCACTGACAGATTCATTATCACTGACAGATTCATCATCACTGCCAGTTTCATATTCACTTTCAGATTCAGTTAAGACATGTTCATCATCACTCAAAGAAACCGAAATTCTTTCTTGATTATTGTTTATTTCTGGCATCACTGGTACATTGGTATTATTAATTTGTAGTATGTTCCGTACATGGCCCAATTCACTGGCAACACCATTAATAATTTCAAACATAGTATCACATTTATGTTCCAATATTGAAATTCTATTTTTAAAATGATATACCAAAAAAACAACTAATACAAAGGTAATCGCTAAACTAAGTAAGAAAAACGTTTCAAGCATTCCTATAATTTTCATTATAATAAGAATACAAATTATAAACTATTACTAAACGAATGTCTAAATTCTTTTTTTATTATATTTATTCTCATAGCTATAAAAATAAATAGTTATTATATATAAAACATGAATCAATCATTTGAAACTAGTCAAAAACCAATAACGCCTACTATAGTAGATACTACAGATGTTGTATCTTCCTCAACAAAAGGATCCGGTATGTTTAGTGGTAAAAATTTAATAATAGTTGTATTAACTAGTCTATTAATTTTATCATTTTTAGGAATAAATTTATTAGCATCAATGGGAGATTTAGTTGAAGTAATCAGTAATATATTTGGACCTTTATTTGTACAAATATTATCTATATTTGGTTATACAGCAGGAACTGTATTAGATAAATCAACTGATGTAGTTACTGATATAAGTAAATCAGGAATAGACTTGGCCGGTAATACAATCCAATCTGCTGCAGATTTATTAAAAGATTTAAGCCGTGATAATGTACATCAAAATGCAATTAACCAAATGGATAATATAAATAATTCCAATAATTCCAATAATTCCAATAATTCCAATAATTCCAATAATTCTAATAATTCTAATAATTCTAAGAATTCTAATAATTCCAATAATTCCAATATGACAGCAAATAATATAGATAAAACAATAAATAATGCTAATCCCAAAGTAAATAACCCAGAACCAGATAATAGTGTGGGTCCAATTCAAAAACCAATAACTTCTGGAAAAACAAATTGGTGTTTAGTTGGTGAATATCAAGGAAAACGAGGTTGTATAGAGGTAAATGATAAAAGTAAATGTATGTCTGGTCAAGTATTTCCATCCCAAAAAATGTGTATAAATCCAACCCGTACAATAATTTCACATACTCATGTACAATAATTTTATATACTCATGTAATGTACGTAAAAAATAATATAAAATGATGAATCTATACTACATATAAAAATGTTTTTATATGTAATCAAATTGGAAAGTGATAAATATTTATTGCACTGTTCAAAAATATATAAAAATGAAAAAACGAAAATTATATTAGAATGTGAACTACAATATAACTACTTAAACAATTATAAACCCATAGATATATTAGAATCCACAACAATACATCAAAATAGTGAAATAGATTTTTATGTAAAAAAATTTATGCATTTTTATGGAATAGATAATGTACGCGGTGGTTGTTATATAGAAGAAAAAATGAATAATAATACAAGAAATCAAATAATGAATGAATTTGAAACAACATTAGAAAAATATCAAATCCAGAATAATGAAATCCAGAATATATTAATGGAATATGAAGACATAGACAATTGGTCATTAAAGCAGATACACGAAGAAGTATCAAAAATAAAAACTATAAAAAAAAAGTATAATTATGAAAAATCCATGTTACATAAATTAAAATATGGAAATACAAATATTGAAATAAATCGTACATTTTTGCCGGACTTACGGTGGTTAAATATTCAAATTTCAAAAATCGCAAGTAATATAGAAATTGATAATAAAATAAAAAACACGTATATGGAAATAGTTAATAAAATGAAAGTATTATATAAAATATTTATAAATTATACGGATATAGATGATACATATAACCCGAAAATTCATTTATACCAACCATCTACAATTTTAGATAATGTATTTTATCATAATAAAAATATCAATAACTGGGAAAATGAATACAGTAAAATAGAGAAATTTATGAATTATTATGAATATATTTATTATTGTGTAATAAATCGTATAACTGAATATACATTTGATGTCAAAACATATCCATCAAATATAGAAAATAATTGTAAATATAGAGAACGGTATTTACAAAAAAATATTAATAAATTTATTCATGACCATGACGATAAATATTGAGGCATCTAGTGTCAGACATAGCTTCACCGTATTTAATGTTGAATTTTTTGGAACACATTTTAAGATGTTGAATCCATGTTAATTTTTTACCAGAAGTTTTTTTGGTTGAACGATTACGTTTTACAGTCTTATTCTTTGCAGATTTTGTTTTATAACATTTACCAGTTTTAGGTGGACAACGTTTTGAACCAGGAGGACAACGAGGCATTATATATTATGTAAACAAATTAATAAAAAATTGAGTCAAAATATTAGATTAATAAATTATAAAATATAATTAACAATGCCTAAACAAACGCGTGAAGAATTATTTAAACATGCATTTGCATCATTTATGGAAGATTTTGAAGTAAAAACCAATAATAATAATAAAAGATATATGATTACAACATATGATTTAATAAGTAACACAACAAATAAAAATTGTTATATCCAAAAATATGTTTTGAAAGTACCGAATCAGGTTGTATTAGGTCATCGTGACATTTATACAGTTGATGATGAAAGTAATGATATATGGGAAGATGAACAACCAATATATGGTGAACAAGAAGTACCAACAATACATGAGTTTATTGAAGCTTTTGATAAATATTTTAAAGAATTTCGTTTATATATTAATCATCACGTAGTTTCACATATGTATATTTCCAATGTATGGGAGCATAAATCAATAAATAATGAAATATTAAATTTAAAAATAATGTATCATAAATCACATACCCCGTTTCCACGTCCATTAACAGAATTAGAAATCAAAAATAAAGAAATAGATAGATTATTGACCTTAAGTGATGAATATGAAGAAACTATGGAGGATTTAACATTTAATTATAGTGTACTACAAAAAAAATTTATAAAAATAAAAAAAGCAAAGGATAAAGAAATGGACCGAAATGCTATTCATTATACCCGTACACAGAAATTATGGAGAGAAATGTATAAAAAAATAAATGAATTTCAACAGTGCCCAGTCTGCTATGAAACAATTGAACCAGATGCTTTAATTGTTCCTAATTGTACCCATATGATATGTGATACTTGTGTTCGTAAATGTGATAACTGTCCGTTATGTCGCGATAAATATGATGAATTTATAGAAATAGATTAATTTCCATTTCCAATAAATGTAATATTTTTGTCGGGTAGTGATGATAAATTGGAAGTAATTTCACAATTTACCGGTGGTTGTATGATATAATCATCATCAATATTTACATACATAGAAAATATAGAATTCTCTTCAACAAATGTTTTTTTATTAGTGTCTTCACTAGAAGCAGTAATATCTACATTATATCTAATTCTAAAATCATAATTAAATCCAGGTGCAGTAGTTAACAGAATATTATTTATATTTAGTGTACCGACATACATCTCACTAAGATAATCATAAGTAACTGTACTATTCGGTTTTAGTATTTTAGTTTCAATAGAATTTGTAGAATATAATGTATTAAATTTAATATCAATAAGATTATTATTTGCAATTAGACTATTATTATAATAAACTTCAAAAGAAATTTTACTAGTATCAATGGTAGCAGTAGTAGTAATATTATCATGATCACTAGTCATATAATTACCCTGTAATCTAAATATGATAGGTGTTACATAATTAAACGTCATAATTGGAAATTCAATCTTGTTTTTAATATTTAATGCAGCGATTTTGGTAAGTATAAAATCGGGTTGACAATAATAATTAGGATTTGTAGTAAATATCCATTGAGTATCATCTTCAGGAGCCAGTTCAGCATAAGCATTTGTGTTTTTTACAAAATTATATAATGGTATATTTCTGTCTTCTACTAAATACATAGGTGGACCAGGAATTCCTGCAGCCGTAGATAAAACCGGAAATTTATAATCATCCGGACATACAGTTTTTGCTGGATTAAAATTACCTTTAAATAATTGCGATTGTATTTGTTTTTTTGTTAATTGTGAACCTTGAGATGAACTTTTTTTATATTTTAAAATTTCGGTTTTTCTTCGCATATCTAGTTGAAATTTTGTTAAATTAGAATTAAGATATGGATTAATAGGTTCATATCTAACAGGTGGGATATTATTTAATCGGTTTAATTTATATTGTTCACAGAGCTCGTCTATACTCATTTAAGATATATATAGAATAAATTAGAGTTTAGATGTGTACCAAGAAGTAGATAAGTAATTGTAATTATTTTGTAATTTTTGTGAATCTTCTAATGCTGTTAAATTGGGTCCAGCATTTACAATTTTCGTTATTTGAAAAATATTTAAAGCACTATCATAATATCTTAAGTTAGATAATTTTCCAGTAAATCCATTGTTTTGACAAACATGAACATCGTAAAAATTTTGGAAAGGAACATCACTTAAATTATATCTACCAGATACAGTACCATTAATATATATATCTAAAGTAGTATTTTGTAGACGAATAATAACATTTACCCATTGTTTTAATGGAATATCATCAACTTCAATAAAATTATCATTACCACTTTCTGTAGTTGACATAATTATTTTTAAAGATGCAAAATTAGCTTTTTGTTGTGGTTCAAATTGTTTAACATATAAACCTGGTGCATTATTTACTTTGGCAATACCATTGTCATCAAAATTATCTTTCTCACCTTTATGAAAAATATGTTGATATTTATCAATATCAGTTCCGCTCTTTAATTCATCTATGCGTATCCATGTTGACCATGTAAATTCAATACCACTTTCTTCGTTATTAGATCTTTTAATTAATATGGACTTATTGTCTTTTGGGTCTTGTGTAATTGTTTGTGCTTCATTACCACCAATCATACCATCAATTAGATAAGGACTGTCAGAAGAACCCATAAAATATTGAATAGCTAAAATTCCTAAATTTAGTAGGAATAAAAATACAATAATGACTAAAATAAGAAAGGCAAATTTGGCGATAATGGAATTTGAATCTAAAAATCCCGAAGATGCCTCAACTCCGGCTTCAGCTTGTTGAGAAAATCCATCTAAACTAGAATTAACAGATTGAGAAATATTATTAAATGATTGACCAATATTATCACCTATATTTTGTACACTTTCTGGAACTTCTATACTAGTAGATGAAGGAACTGCAGGTTGTGTATTCATAATCGTTATATAATACATGTATAAAACGATTTTGTCCGAAATACCCCATTAATTAAAAAATTTTATATTTTGATTGTTCAACATTATCTTTGAGTATAGATAAGTCAATTCCATAAGAACTAACAAAATTCTTCATGTTACCTTGACCATTACCTTCATTGTATGTATCCCATACAGTTTGTGGCTCAACTGGTTTATCCCAATGCTGAAATTTGGAAATGTATGCATCAAATGTTGTTCCTCCACCAAGATCCATATCTGCATCACCAGGTGTTTTTGGTGTAGATGCAGGTTCGGCTGTATACATTCTACCAGATTTGACTAGTTTACCATCAATATAACTATCAATATATTGATTGTCTACACTAACCATAATATGGGTCCATTTTTGTATTGGGAAATTATCAGTAATTTCTAAAGTTTTCGGTGTATCATTATCCAATGTAATATCACAATTTAATATAGGTGAATTTTGGTCAAAATATAGTTTAATATTATTAGTTCTACTATAAATAGTTTTCGGTATATTCGAGTCCCACGAATGTACATAAATCCATATACCATATGCGTATCTGAGACTAGTAGGACTATTTTCAATTTTAATAGGTGGATTTGTTGCATTTAAACTAGCGGTTTTGGTTAATTCAACAGATTTCAACAAAAAGAATTTATATAATATGTAAAAAAGTAGTATTACAACTATGGCTAAAATAATAGCTACAATATTCATTTTATATTATTGTATATATTAAATCGTTATAAATTAATTGTAGGTGGTGTTTTTTTCATAAAAATATTATACATACTTGTAATTCTATGTTTACTGATTGTTTTTGGATAATACCTAATATTGCTAATAGCACCATCTAATCCATTATTACTGCCAGTTGTAAATACGTCACTTGAACTATACTCTGGTAATTTTTGATTTAATTTGAATGTTCTTTCTAAATTACCATTCACAAATAAGTCGGCATGTGTAGAACTATAATTAAATACTAAATTATTCCAACGTTGAGCAGGTAGTTTTAATTCATAATATGGTTTAAAATCATTATCTTTAATAAGATTACCACTATCATCTTTATCCTCATTTAATGCAGTATTGTTTGTAAAATATATGCGATAAATGTCTCTTTGTTCGCTTTGGTCGCTTTGACCATCGCTATTATAATAGGTAATTCTGGGTTTTCGGTCACCATAATCAAAAATATCAGTTTCTGTATTATATGGCATTTTATTTTTACTATAGGCATTTAAATATGTCCACATAGACAAAGAATAATTACGTATTTGTGTATTATTAACATTACCTGCTATTTGTAAATCATATTGGTCGGGCATAGTAGTATCAATAGCATATGTATTTTGTTTGTTTAAAAAAACACTACCTTCCAAAATAGGAATTCCTTCTTTATTAGAAATATGCATTATAATTTTAGGAAGAACAATATAGGTTAGTAGTAATACCAATTCAATAAAAAATAATATTAAAGCAGGATTAGAGGTAATTTTAAATTCATTAATAATATATTTAACAAAAGCAAGAGCTAGACAAGGAATATAAAATAAGAAATAGATGAAAAACCCAGTCCAACCAGTCTTTGATTTTAAATAATTACTAAATATGTAAAAGAACAAAGCTAACCCAAATATAATAGCAAGAAAAGCAACAAATCCAAATATATAATATACAATAGATGCAGTGCTAGATGTAATAGTAACAAGAATGTATATAATAATAGAAATGATAGCTATAATAGAAAAAACGGGAACTAAATAAGAGAACTGATTTTGAAAATATTGATTTAAAAAGAAGCCAATTCCTACTAAAGACGATATAATAATAATTAAAGTATTATTATCATTCGGCTCGTTCTCTGTATTCGTTTTTTGTATAGAATCATTCGTATATATAGCAGCAATCAATAATGATATAAATGATGCAATATAACTTTTATTTTTATTAATAATTTCTATTGCTTGATTAATTTCCATGTATATAAAATGATGGTAGATTAAATTATATACAAAGTCAATATAAATTAATCAAAAAAGGATTTTTTCGTGTAATATATTGATACAATAATCAATAATATAGTTAATAATTTATATAACATTTTTTCACTAATGTAATCATTTGTTATCAAATAAGCACCAAATAAAATACCGACTAATGAACCAAGTACAACTACACATGAAGATAAATAATCAATATAACCTTTTTTATGATATAAATAAAATCCCGGTAAACTTTGAGGTAATAGTTGCATAAATAATCCAGCACCAACCGCGTTATTAATAGACATACCACAATATGTTAATAATGGTATAGATATTACCCCAGCACCCACTCCAACTGTTCCCATTGATATACCAGCTAATGAACCTATTAAAAAATATAATATAAGTTGAATCATATATATATTATATTTATAAATTTTCCATTGTCGTTTTTTTTCCATGACATTCTCTACATAATGCAACTAAATTATCAACATGATTACTGCCACCATATTCTAACCGAATTTTATGGTCAACTTCAAACCATGCAGTAAGTTGACTATGGCAGTCCCCACATTTCCAATCTTGTCTAGAGGCAACAAATTTCTTTTTAGTTTCACTAACAGAACGTTTTGTCGCTTTTTTACCTGAATTCATAGTCCCTGAATTCATAATTCTATTTTCACTGTTTTGTTGAACGGGATTATTCGGCATAGCAATAATAGGATTATTATAACTACCACCATCCATGCTATTCATTTGTTGATTTGTAAAATGTTGTTTACTTGTGAAATCAAGAATAGGTGAAATCATATTAGAGGTACTTTTATCAATAGGTAAATATTTAATATAATCATTAGACGCAGTAACAATTTGTTGAGCACGCAACGGATTTCGTTTAAATAGAATGTATAGCATTAATGCACCAAATGCAACACCAGCCATTTGATAATATTTTTTACTAGACATTAACATTTTGGTATATTTACCGTCTGTATAAATATTAGCAATAATAAAACCAGCAATAAGTATAATATAAAGTTCTAACCGCATTTTATATTATATAGAGAATATTTTGGTAATATTATTCATAATATAAATAAATTAAGTATAATAAAATAGAGATAAAACCAGCAAAAATATAGTGTTTTCGGGTATTCATTTTTTCAATTAAAAATACCGGTTTGGATTTATATGCAGAACGGTATTGGGCAAGAGATTCCGGCATAGATAATTCGTTTTTTTCTAACATTACATTGATTTTATTATGTATAAAATGCATCCATCTCACAAATGATTGTTTTGATATTAAATACGGTGTAACCGGATACCTATCTAAAAGATTGCTAAATTTGTCACCAATTTCATCAATAGGTATAAACAACGGCATATTTTGAATTAAGTCATAATATTTTCTTTTCATTATTTCATTTGGATGTTCTGGATATGATTCGGCAACCGTATGTAAAAAAAACCAATAATGTGGTCCCCAAACATTAGGATCAAAAAACATAGCTTAGATATTTATATAAAGACACCTTATTATATTAATCTAGGATTTATCGTATTTAATATAATGAATGATAATTATTGTAATAACTGTGGAAAATCAGGACATGTATACCACCTATGTAAGATGCCTATAACAAGTATAGGAATCATAGCTTTTCGTATATTTAATAATGAAATACAATATCTAACGATACGAAGAAAAGATACATTTGGTTTTATTGATTTTATGCGAGGTAAATATACTCTTTATAATAAGGATTATATTATAAATATGTTAAAACAAATGACAAATTTAGAAAAGGATTATTTATTAACAATGACATTTACAAATTTATGGAAGCATATTTGGGGTGACAATAATATAAGTAATCAATACAAACATGAAGAAAATGGTTCTAGAGATAAATTTGAACAATTAAAAAGTGGTATTACTATAAAAAATAAAACATATTCTTTAGCTAGCTTAATAGAGGATAGTAATCAATATATGAAATGGGAAGAACCAGAATGGGGATTTCCAAAAGGTAGACGTAATTTCCAAGAAAAAGATTTTGATTGTGCAATGCGGGAATTTTGTGAAGAAACCGGGTTTGATAGTAAATATTTATATAATATTCGTAATATTTACCCATTTGAAGAATTATTTACAGGATCTAATTATAAATCTTATAAACATAAGTATTACATAGCTTATATTCCATATGAATATAGTATGAATATGAATAATTTTGAAGTATCTGAAGTTAGTAAGATGGAGTGGAAAACATACGATGAATCTATTTCAGCAATGCGTCCTTATAATTTAGAAAAAAAGAGACTAATCACAAATATAAATAAAACATTGGTTCAGTATCCACTATCTTATATATAATTTGGTTTACAAACTAGATAAATAAAACATTGGTTCAGTATCCACTATCTTATATATAATTTGGTTTACAAACTAGATAAATGAAATATATGTGTAAATTATATACATATATTTTTAATAACATGTCACATAAAAATAGGGAAACTAGTCCAGCAAATAAAACACGACGTAAATTAAATATAAAAGAGCCTACCACGATTATTAACTCTATTACTGATAGTATTTCTAGTTTAAATCCATTTAACAATAATAAAGAGCAAAATACAAATATACCTGTTGAACAAAGTAATATAATTACATGTAATGATAGGAGATGTCCAAATGGATACAGATGCAATAATGACAAAATATGTTATAAATTACAATCATTGGACTTGGAATTAAATAGACAAACATTATCATTACTCGTTGATGGTAATAGAGGTAAAACATATGATATTGATTTTTTAAATACGCATTTTGAACGCATAAGTACTTTAAAAAATGGGCGCATTGATGGTAAAAAAATCAATGGCATAAAATTAAAAGAAATGATTACAGATTTAAAGAAAACTGTAACCAAAAATACTAAAAATACATATTATGGAACATTAAATGATGAGATGATTATTCAAATTATTTATTTGGAAAGTATGCAAGAAAATATTAGTAATACTGATACTGATACTGATACTAATACTGATACTGATACTAATACTGATAATAAATTACAATCTATTCCTCAATTATCTGTCACTCCTATTGAGGATAAATCGTCTATAAATGAAGATAATACAGAACCTGGTAATACAGAACCTGGTAATACAGAACCTGATTCTAATGTAGATGACAAAACAGAATCTGTTAATAAGGAAGATACAGAAGGAGAAGAGATTATTGATAATTATGAATTACCTGATATGGATTTAAAAATGACAACTAATGAACAAAATATACAGGATAAAGTCGGTATTCTCGGGAATGATATTGATTCAAAAAAATATAATAAAATGTTACAAGAAAAAGAATTATTAGAAAGAGATAATATTAAATTAGAAGATACTTATGATTTTTTATATCCAGAATTAGATGACCCCAATTTTAATAGTAAAATTGCCAAAAGAAAAGAGTTTAATGATACACAATATGATGGAACTATTTACAATATTAAAGAACAGGCTAGTAAAATGTGTAATACCGAGTTTGAATTATTACCACATCAAGTATTTGTTAAAAATTTTCTTTCTTTTCAAACACCATACAATAGTTTGTTATTATATCACGGGTTAGGTACCGGTAAAACATGTAGTTCTATTGGCGTTGCAGAAGAAATGCGTAATTATATGAAACAAACCGGTATTACACAACGAATTATGATAATTGCCTCACCTAATGTACAAAATAATTTTCGTTTACAATTATTTGATGAAAGTAAATTACTATTAGAAGGGGGTATTTGGAATTTAAATACGTGTATTGGAAATACATTATTACAAGAAATTAATCCTACTCAACTGCAAAATATTCCAAAAGAAAAGGTTGTTTCTCAAATAAATGCATTAATAAATCAATATTATGTATTTATGGGTTATGGTGAACTCGCCAATTTTATTAAGCGTAAAATATACATAGACCAATCTACGGGTTTAGATAATAAACAACAAAAACAACAAGAACTTATAAAAATTCAAGAAATATTTAATAATAGATTGGTTATTATTGACGAAGTTCATAATATACGTATTATGCAAGATAACAAAGAATCCAAAAAAACTGCTACATTATTAATGCACGTATGCAAATACGCAGAAAATATGCGATTATTATTATTATCTGCTACACCCATGTTTAATAATCATCGTGAAATTATATGGATTACCAATTTATTAAATATGGTTGATAAAAGAAGTATGATTCAAGAAAGTGATGTATTTGATACAGAAGGCAATTTTATAGAAGCAAAAACAACTGAAGATGGTAAAAAAATAGAAGGTGGAGAAGAATTACTGCGTCGTAAATTAACAGGGTATATTTCTTATGTACGTGGCGAAAATCCATATACATTCCCATATCGTATTTATCCTAATGATTTTGCACCAGGAAAAATGATACAATATGATTCATATCCATCTATGCAAATGAATAATAAATCAATAGAAAGCAAACCTAGTAAAATTCCTTTATATATGAATGTATTTGGTGATTATCAAAAAAAAGCTTATGATTTTATATTAAAGAACTTATTAAAAAAATCGTTTTCTACTGTAAATGTTCTTGGAAAAGAACGAAATATGCCTACATTTGAAA